GCTAATGCTACATCATGATGATAATTAATCATATTATTATCAATCATCATACAAGTATTACCACATAATGCATCATAAACCTTATCCATGTTTATGTTAGGTATTTTACTTGTGATATCTTTTATCTCAGCATCTGTGAGTCCATCTTCATATTTAGATGGATAGTTGTCTACTAGTTTTTGTATTTCTTTAGGTGTCATATTAATTGTTTTTCTATTTGTTGTTTAACTCTTTGCCAATATTTTTTTGTTAATTCTTTATCTTCATTATAATCAGAAGCAACTTTTATTAATTCATCAACTGCTATTAATGCACATTCTTTTGATTTTGCACAGCCTAAGCCTTTTTTATAATACTTATACATTAATTGATATGATTTTCTTCTTGGTGTCATATTATTTCTTTTTAATATTTATATAATTTTTTATGACTACTTTCATTTAGTATGTCTTTTACTTTTACCCAAAATACATAATCTTTTTCTAGACATTTTAAATATCCTAATACTTCATTACAAACGTATTGAGATATATCTTTAGCAGTTATAAAATTCTTTTCATGAGATAACTCATTGCAATATCTTAAATATGCATTTGTATATAGCTGTTGTGCTTTTTCTTTTGGTTTCATATTAAAATTTCCATATTAAAAAAGGTATACTGAAAAAAATTACTATTCCTAGTATTAATAGCAAATGTGCTAATGCTGACTCTATTTTATCTTTAGTTTTCATGTTTATTTTGTTTTTTTATTAAATTAAATAATTCATAAGATTCATTTTCTGCCCAAGTAATAATTTCTTCTTCTTTATTTACATCATAATTATGTATAAAAAAAGAATGATGCATCATTTCATGCATTATTAAGCCCATTGTTTCAACATCATTACCACATCTACTAAGATTAATAAAAACAAATCTTTTGTCATTTTTATTATATTCTCCAGATTCTTTTGGTACAAAATTAGATAACCCTGCTATATAAGCATTTTTAGAAGTATTATTATAATTTTGACATTCTGCAATAGATAAACCATGCATTTCTGTAACATTATAATAAGTAAATATATCACAAGGATTGTAGCTTAATAAAAGCATATAGGTTGTTTTAAGTATTGCTATCATGTTAAATTTGTTTAATTGTTTAAATATCTTCTTTAATACAACGTACAGAAAACCCAGACTGTTTATTTATGTCATAGCTGGTTACATTGCCACTATTGTTGCTAAAATATAAATACCAAGCCATATCTTCATTTAATTCTGACAAACTCCACCAGTAAAGGTTAGCGTTAATATCTAGAAATTCTCCATTGTAAAAACGAAAACCATTAAATTCAGGATTTATTTTTAAATCTAATAAATCCATTTCTTTATTATTAGGTATTTTCCAACCTAATGGTGCTAATCCTCTAGGATCATTAACAGCATACCAATTATACAATATACCTTTACTTGGGTCATTGTCACAATAACAATATGCTCCTGTAGTTAATTTACTCCATTCTTTAGGGTTTCTTACTTTAGGTATAGAGTCACCATTTCTATAAGTTATTACATCTAAATTTGTTATTGAGTAATTAGCTTGATAATATTTTTTTTTAAATGTTAAACTTTCTTTTATATACCAAACACCATTTAATTCTATTTTATCCATATTAATTTGTTTTAAGTTAAATTTGTTTTGTGTTTACTTTAATAATATTAAAATTCATATAGATATTATTTAAATTATCTTTCTTACTTAATGAATTAAAGTCATAAGTTCTTAATTGTAATTTAAATATACCTAAGAAATATACAATTTGATAAACTACATATTCTTTGTATTTTAATTCTAAATAATGCTTTTCATTTAAAATAAACTTATTTGTTTGTCTTATTATTTTCATATTGTTTTTGTTTTAAAATATATATCTAATTTTATTCCAATTTATTATTTTATCGTGTAAATTAATCCATTGTTTAATGTATTCAAACTTAAGATTATGTTTATACCTAATATTCTTACCACCATATTGTGATATCTTATTTTCTTGAATATCTGTATTCCACAATAAAGACTCTCCTGTTATGTTATTTGCTAAGTTATAATTATGTTTATTTTCATTATGTGTAAGGAATATAACTTCACACTTAACTTCATTTTGATAATCTACATAATTATCAACCATTTGAAATAAATATTCATAATCTTTTAACCAATTATCATAAACAACAACTGGACTAAAGTTTATATGAACTTCATAACCAGCATCTATAAATGCATCAATAGCTTTAATCCTATCAATTATTTTAGATGTATTAGGTTCTAACTCATCAGATATATTCTGTGGCATTAAACTAAATCTTATTCTAATTTTACCTTCAGGATTATAGTTTATTAAGTCCACATTAACATATTTAGTTGCAAATGAACCCATTGCTACAGGATGATTTTTAAAGAAATCAAATATTGTTTCCCATTCATGATATTTAGCATGCAATGCAAAGTCTTCATTACAAGATATATCATACGTTGTATAGCTATTATGTGTTTGATTAGGCTTATCTACTTCAGCAAACATACAATGATTATTAATTTCAGTTAATATATTCATAGTATTCTTTGCAATATCTAAACCTTGAGGTTTATGTCTTTTCATATAACAATAGCTACAATTATATAAACAACCATAACCAAAGCTTGGTGAAATAAAGTCTGTGCTTCTACCACTAGGCCTTATTATCATAGAGTTTCTGTTAATTTCTTTTATAAGTGTCATAAGTTTAAATTGATATTGCTATGATTTGTCTTATACCATTTATTAAATGTGAGCTAGAAAAACTAAGCCCAGATTTTTCTTTAATTTTAATAGTATTATTACTACATTCTATACAAATATCTTGACTACATCTTGATTTACTGAATTTTATACTATGCATATAGTTTGACCTACAGCATTTAACGCATGATTTTGGGTTCATCTTTATTTGTTTTAAATTGTTAATAATTAATTAATTGAAGTATGTTTAGGGGTTGAACCTAAAATCTTATAATAAAAAAACCTACTAAATTATTATATTGTTTTGCCATTTAAACTAACATACTTTTACTCATCTGCATTCAGTCAATTTTATCAATAATCAAATAATGAATAAAATGGAAACCAAACCTAACTGCTTGTCCTTTGAAAACAAGTTGTGATGCATTAGTAAAAGGTAGCTTTTTACAGCTACCCTTAATTTATTAGTTATTAGTTAAGCGCTTTTGCACTAACTTTCATTGCATTGTGTGCTTTAATTTCTTCACCATTTGTGTGAGCAATTAAATCGTGTGTTTGACCTTCTACATCACTGTATTCAGTCTTACGGTAAATTGGCTTACCATTAAATGTACATACTGGAGAATTTTCATCACTACCTGCACGTTTAACTTTAAATCCAATATCTTCTTTTAAAGACTCAGTGATAATAATATTACCAGCAAGAGTTATTCCTTCAACTTCTTTTGTTTCTTCATTATAAAAAGTTAGAAAGTCTTCAGCTTTTTTATAAGCTTCTAAAGACATTGGTTTTAAAGCAGAAAGTGATTTAACGTCTCCTACTGGAGAATTAAAATCCACTATTACTTGCTCAAGACGCAAGAAACCATATACTTTACCATCTTTACCTAAATTCTCATTAGTTGTGAAAAATTGACCATTAGCTGGATTTACTGTAATTTTTACTTTTGATTTCATAATTGTTTTTTTAAATTGTTAATTGATTATTTATTTAATTGTTTTAATCTATTTTAAGTCTACATTTAGACTTTAAACAATAAATATAACATTGCACTATTTAATATCTTAATGACATAGTGATTTATATTTATTGTTTAATTCTTTTATATACAAGCTGTTATATCTCCTAAATCTACATCTGGTTCAGTGCTTAAAAGATAAATTACAATTGTTTTCTTTTTAAGTTTTTTATTTACATTTAACTTAAACTTTTGTGTCTGATAATTAGGATGTGTTATATACATATTATAAACTTCATCAATATGAAACCACCCTGTGAAATCATTATTTAGTTTATGTTTTGATTTAACACCACTTGATGTTATCTTACCTATTTCAACTTGGTCAGTTTCAA